TTACTGGGCCTTCTGTGCCTTGTAGAGGCCAGGGCCGACCGGCTCAACGCTGGCAACCACTTGGTAGGTCTCACGGTTCACGATGGTGGCCGCCTGTTGCATTACCTCGCAGCGCTGGACCGCCTGATCCATGGCCACGTCCAGGTCATCCGAGAGGCCGTAGCCGATGACGCCACTTGCATACGAAAGGAGGTAGGACATGCTTAGGCCCCCTCTTTCTCGGTCACGTACCAGCCCAGGGTGTTGCCACGGTTGCGGCCCTTCTTGGCGTATTCACGTTCGACCTCCAGGCCGATGGCCTCGGCAATCGTGGTCATACTGTTGATGCCTGTCCCGCCGTCCAGGCTGGCCTTGCCATCGTTCAGGAAGCGGAGACCGTAGAAGGTCCCTTCGGTGCCTCTGAGGGCCTGGAGGCGGTCCTGATAGGTCTCTTCGAGCCACATGCCGAAGACCGTGCCGATCATGTCGTAACCGCCACCCATGCAACGGAAGCGCCGGCCGGTGTTGCGGTCGTCCAGGCGGCAGATGTTGTAGCCGTAGGTCTCACGGCCACGAGAGGTAGACCACGACAGGCTGAGGTGATTGATGTTCATGTTGTTTTTCTCCTGGTGATGAGCCTGCACTGGCCGATCCAATGGGCTCACTCCCAGGCCCTCGTTGCATCCATCCTGTTGCGCAACAGTTGCACTTCAGGAACCTTAGGACGCAATGAGGCCGTCTTGCTGTCCCCACTGGTAAGCCCCCACAGATGGTAGGAGGCTTACTACTGGGTCCTCCGAAGAGGTCTTGTGTGGTGCTTAGAGGGTCTCAGCGATCACCAGTGCGGCGTACTTACGCACCATCGTCTTCCAGAACCACCAGCCCTCTTTGTCCATCGTGATGCTCTGCCTGTTGAACTCCCGCAGGGACTCTTGGAATGCTTCCGTGTGTGTCATGGCAGCCCCTTAGAGATTGTCGTAAGCTGCCTGGAGTGCATCGGCACCCACGTTGTAGGCCAGTGCAACCTTCGGGTGAGCATCCGGGTATTCCCAGCCGTCTTCGATGAGGCGCTGCAGGTGTTCCAGGGCTGCTTCTACGTCACCTTCGAGGGTGCTGGGCTTCTTACGAGTGGTCATGCTGTCCTCCGTTCGTTGTGTTGTTTGCTGCGATGGATCGAACTATATCGGGAACTGTTCCGATTGTGGAAGCTTTGATTTAGAGGGATCATTCTAAATGTGGAACTGTTCCCTCATCACCATAGGGCGTCAGTCAAGCCCCTATAGGAGCCCTGGAGGCTGCCTGGTGTGCGTGCCTGGTGATGTGCCTGGAGTGTCCCTGTAGGGCTCCTGGTGGATTCCTGGTAGGTTCCTGGTGGTGTACCTGGTGGGGCTCGTAGGGTGTCCTGGTGGTGTACGTGGGCAAACGTTACAGATACGAGAATCTAGAGATAGTTGATAAAGTCAACCATCGGCTTAAAAGCCCCGTGAGCACCCCAAGAGGGCACCATACGAGGCTGGATAGGCTCAACACTAGTTGGATCAGCTAGTGCGATCCCTTATGAATCAATGAGTTACGCTTGATGTGCCCGCTTGATGTGTCCGAATGGATGCGGGTGTGCCCTGGTGGTGCATGGGCGGAGGTGGGGGGTACGGGGGGAATCGCCAACCCATTGCGTTCGAGGTGGGCTTTCAAATTTTTGCGGTAAAACATTTCACCCTCTCATGCCTTTCCAAGCGACCCCTAGAAGGAACCCGACAAGGAAACAGCCGGCCACGCTAAGTGGCAAGTAGGTGCGCCAATCGGCACCGTACGCGAGCGTGAAGGCCGCCTCAGTCCAGCCATTGGTGTGGACCTGGAGGTAGGCAGCACGGGCCACAGCGGCAACCGCACCGATGCCCAGCGAGGAGAGTAAGGACCGACGAAGTGACATCGGATTATGTTATCACAGCAGTTCCTACGGGTGCTCCCCGAGGAGGGTGACACGCCACTCCTGCATGAACGCAGGGGCCTTCTCGTCATTGCCGGGGCGTTGGAAGCCCCTGAAGACCATCTGACTGCCAACCCAGGCCAACAGTTGGGGCTCCCAGAGATCAGGGAGGACCCTTGAGTCGGACCTTGAGTTGCCATATTCCTGGATCGACAAGGTGCGGTGGTGTCCCGCACGGATGAGCGTGAGGGTCCCACGGATGCCTGGGTCATTGGCCAGGTCCTTATCCGAACGCTGGATACCGTTGACTCTTACTTGCTTGACAAGACTGTACATCCATACAGTATATCTGATTGGATGGACTATGATGGTATTGTTACCTTCAGGACACCTCTAGGGAATCTTAAAGAGTAACTGAGGGGTTATCCTCAGCATAGGGCTGATCCACCACTAGGAACACTTACGTTTCCCCCCTACCCCCATAAGTTGTCTTATAGAGTGCAGGAGTGAAACGTAGAGTTCCCAGTAGGTGGATCAGACAACAGCACAGGTCTGACCGCACACACTGAGGTTCCCCAGTCCGCAGTGATGCGGCACAGCCCATAGGCTCGTGATCCCCCGGTTAGAAAGCAACGGCTCTCTATCCTATTGTGCTACCTATGCCCTCCTCGCCTTGTTGGTCCCCATCCAGTTCCGTGAACGATCCTTCTTGCCAGTGATGCCCTGCCTCCACCGCTTCAGTTCCTCCTGAAGGGCCTTCTCACGATGAACCTCATGGGCCTTCGAGACATCCTTGCTCATGTGCTCCACCCAGTAGGCAACAGCCATAGCCAGTGCATCGAGTCGGTCATCATGGGTCAGGGCACCACGGTCACGAGTGATCCGGGTGAGCTGGTAGAACAGGCTGTACTTGATGTCCGCTTCAGCGGTCCTGAAGTCCTGCTCGATGACCCTTTGGTCCACCACCAGCTTGTGGGTAGACAGGATCGGTTCCAGCGTGTCGATGATCCGCTGCTCCTTCTGCGTGGAGTGCTTGACCTCCTCCACGAGCACCTTATGTCCCACCTGCGAGAAGAACGGGGTGATGAGCTTGGTGTACATGCCGTCACCGAAGTTGGCCTCGATGATGACGTGGTTCACCTGGTGGGTCTTTGCGAGGTTCGCCAGGGCCTTGAGGGTGTCGTCCTCATAGCCACCCTTCAGGCCACCTGCAGCTACCAGGTAGAGCTGGGCGTTGAGAATCTTCACGATGGCATAGCCGGTCTCGTCACTGCCTCGGCCGCTGGGGTCAATCGCCATGACACAGCCGGTGTAGTCCGCCATCTCAGGGGAATGCCACATCGGGCGGTAGTAGCGGTCACCTACCAGGGCCACCGCAGGGAGGTCGTTATGGACCAATGCGGGATCAGCGGCCCAGGCCAGCTTCACGTGCCCCATCATCGGGTTCAGGCTCATCACAATGAGGTCCTGAATCTTCAGTGGGAATCGGTCACCGTCCGAGAGGCTGGTATCCAGCATGAACTGGAGGGCAAAGCCGGCACGACCATACGATGCCGCACGTTCCGCCAGGTCCTTCTCATCGAACCTTCGGGGTCTGTAGGTTTCCCCTGGAGGGACGGATCAGCTTCCAGCGCACGGGTAATCATTGGCGCCAGGCGGCCCTGATAGCTCAGTACCTTCTGGATGGTCGGGTACAGTGCTGGCCACACCCTGATCTCATAGCCACGCTCGGGGAGCTGGTTATACAGAGACATCTCGGTCTGTGGGGTGCCGAGGTAGATGATGCGACCACCCGGCTTCAGGATTGCGTCAAACTCCTTGACCGCTTCGGCCAGCTTGTCACGCATCATCTGGGTGGCCGAGTTGTTCGGAACCTCGATGTCGTCCGCGATGAGGATGTCCGCACGGGAGCCGGTGATCTGCCCGGTGATGCCCGCAGCTTTCACCGAGGGGGACTGGTCAGGTAACGCCGGCCCCACATCGAAGATCAGCATGGAGTCACGCTGGTCTGGGCCTGGGCGAAGGTGGTGCAGGATTGGAAGCTCGTGGATCAGGCGCTTCACGAACGTGGCGAAGGCATCCGCTCGATCCTTGGAGGCGGAGATCACTTCCACCTTGAGCTGTGGGTTGTTGAGGAGGACCCAGCAAACGAATGCTGCGGTCACCCAGGATTTACCGACACCTCGGAATGCCTCGATCACAGACCGGCGTGGGCCGTGCTGGAGGTACTTGGCGATGTCGTATTGGAGGGGGGTTGGATCAGGAAGGTTAAGGTGCTTCCACACCATGAACATAAACTTTCGGAAGTCCTCCCGTGCGGGGTGAACTGCGCGTTGTGCCATTGGAGCCTTTGTAAAGGCAGGAGGGAGAAACTCCCGTCCCTCCCGCAAAGTCGTCTAATTCGTGGATACCACTAAGGTTGGATTCGATCCTGGGGCATCTTCTCGGACACCCAGAAGCCGGCCGTGTTCTTAGCCATCTTTTTCGATTCCATCTCGGGCACCGTTAGGCACCGGCGATTGGTGCCGAAGTCACCTGTGCGGTGCTTGTCGAATGCAAAGGACGAATTGAAGTATTCGCCGCAGCCAGGGCATTGGTTGCGGTCGCCATTGAGTTGTTTCATGTGTTGTCTACTTGCGGAGTGGGACTACGTTGTCGTCATCGAATACGGGAAGATCATCGAGCCCGGTGGTTGCTTCCAGGCCGGGGATACTTGCAGCTTCGATCCGGTTGTCCTTGAGGAACTGGCGGATGACGTTCAGGTGTGCTGGGGATGGCGGAACGAGCCATGGCTGGCCATCAGGCTGGAGGACTGCATTGCCCTCCTTGTCCATAAGAGGGACGCCCCGCAGAATTAACTTGCACCAGTCGGCCATGCCACCATGGACTTCGCCTAGTTCCTTCTCTGTTGCCTTGTCGGTCATAGGCCCAGCAGCTTTCGGGCGACTTCAACCACGCCCACTTGTTGGACCACGAAGGCCCCGGCCGCACCTGCAGCGATCCATTTGATTTGCAGTAGGTTGTCCTTCATGGACTTGAGTGTTTCGCTCATGCTCTTGGAGTCCTCCTTGATAGTCGTGAGGTCCGTGTCGTGAGCATCCACGCGGAATTCGAGGCGTGTTACTCGATGCTCAATGGGATCAGTCATCGTTCTTTCTGTTTAGATGTGGTGGTTCAGCAGGAATGCGAGCAACGCCCGCAAACCCTGTTAGCTGAACCACTCGATTGTGATGAGGCCACGGGTGCCAGCAATGCCGGTAGTGGCCGTAGGCGAGTTCTGGCTGGGTGCACCTGTGCCGTAAGAGTTGCCACCGTAAATGTGGATATTTGCGTACATCACCGAAAGACTGCTGGAGGATGGCCCAGGCTGTCCGTGCGTACCAGTGATATTGATATCCCCGCCAGAGGCAGTTCCGCCAAGCCCACCAATAACTTGGCTGGCCGAATTAACGGCTTTCCCGCCCCCGTTAGCGGTGATCGTAGAGCCACCGATAGTCACCGTAGATGCACCACCAGCACCTCCCGCACCACCGCTGGGTCCTGCAGTTCCCCCAGCGCCCACTGTGTAGCCAGCCGGGGTGTCGCTTGTGAGGCCGAACACCCAGGCGATCGACGTTCCTCCTGTGCCGCCTTGGCCCACGAAGTTACGAGTGGAGGTTGGGCCATCTGCCCCACCACCACCGCCGATGGCCATGATGCGGGCCTTGGTGGCTCCTGCGGGGATCGGAAGGGTTCCTGAGCCTGCAGTGTTGAGCACGGTAGTGGCGATCAGGCCGCCACCGCTAGACGAAGACCCAGTGGCAATAACCACGGCGCCTGTCTGCCCGTTCACCGAAGTAACGGGTGGTGGCGGGATCGTGACGGCCCCCGTTTGGCCATTGACCGAAGTGACAGCGGCCGCGCCACTCGTGCCTTCAATGACAACATCTCCGGTCTTCCCGTTCACCGAGGTGACAGGGACATGGGTGATTGGCGGTGCAGTAATCCCTTTCAGGATATGCAGATTTGGAAACAGCTCGAACAGCCGCGCCAGTTTGGAGGAATTACTCATGGTTAGCCACAGACATAAATGCAGGCGACCTGCTTCACCTCGGTAGGCGAATCGAAGGTCACGGTTTCACGGGCACGAGCTACTGTGTAGCTGCGCAGGAGGTCGTCCCCTTGGCGCATTCCTTTGCCGGGGATGCTGGAGGTGACGATGAAGTCGCCAGCTTCGATGTTGCCGTTCTCACCGCAAACGTTGATCTGACCTTCGCCCAGCGCGTTCGCGGACCCAAGCCAGTAGTCGTGCTTCACGGAGTCATAGCTGGCCAGCCTCGCGACGGTGATCTCCCCTTTTTCGTTGAGGCCCCTTTCGCCTAGGAATGCAGCCGGTACGGCTTCCGAGAGTTCCCCTCGGAACATCACCAGGGCACCCATCGCGGCCCGCTGGTAGGGCTCGGAGGAGCGTTCCACCTCGAAGATGGTGTTGGAGATGTTGGACCGTGCGACGCACTGAAGATCGATGAGGATGTCTCCAGGCTCCGCGATTTTGTCCTTTGCCATGAGAACATCGTGGGCACCCGTGAATGGGCCGTAGTTCACGCCATCGCCATCGGCATAGAAGTCATAACCGTTGGCGGCCCCCACGATCCCGGAACTCACTACACCGTTGGATGATGTGGCCCGCGACTGGATACCATGCCCCGTGGCGGATTTGTTCTTAGCGGTCACATAAATGCCGCAATGGTTACCGAAGTTACCTGTCGATACCGTAAGCGGACGTACGGCGCCATTGGAGGTGTTATCGAAGGTTGCGTTGATCCCGCTCAACTCCCGAATGAACGCCCAGCCATCCGTACGGCGCACCGAGAAATTGCCATTGGCAATATTGATCCCAGAGCCGGTGATGGTGCCGCCGTCGATCTTGTCAGCCGATAGCGTGCCGGTTACCAGCATGTTCCCGTTGATATAGGCGTTCAGGGCCAGCCACGAACCATTGCTGTAAAAGCGTGTCTCACTGTAGTTCGCGGAGGTGTTATACAGGGTAACCACGTCACGGTTCTGAGGAGCACCGTAGCCAGCGGAGGACAGGGCCGAGTTGGCAACTGAGTTCGACCATACGCTACCAGTCGTGCTGGTGGCGATGTTTACGGTTCCCCGTTTGCCATCGGCCCCATCGTCACCGTCCGATCCAGCCGCACCGTCTTGGGCCATGAGCTGCGCCGCTGCCCACTCGGTAGTGGGAATAGCATCCGTGTCCGTGAGCGAAGAGGCTGTTGCGGTCGAAACGTACAGGTACTTACCGCCGGCACTTGAGGGAATAGTTGTGGACCAACCGTTGTTCACCCCCGTGAGGGTCTTCGTGGCGAAGTCGTAGGTGGAGGTGCCAGTCGGAAGTGCGGGGGCTGCTGGCGTAGGCTTCCGCTGGTAGATGTACACCGTGGCCACCTTCAGGCCATCCGTGCCGTTCTTCACCAACATCACGGGCTCAGACCACTCCAGACCGGAGATATTGTCCGTGCCAGTGTTACTGCTTGCCGAAGCCACAGTCACCCACAGCGGATCACTACCGGACGGAATATCCCGGAGCCATCCACTGGCCAGCGTTGCTGGGGACGTGATGGTGTTGCTCGTGAGGTCTACTGTGACATCTCCAGGAGAACCTACAGGGGCCACCGCTTTCCGCTGGTACGCATAAACGGTGCCGTTGGAATAACCGGGGGCACCACCCTCACCACTTCCACCCGTACCGCCCACGTGTACGTGATCGGCCCGTGCATACTCCGGAGAGGTGCCAGCGGAACCGAACAGGCCGTTCGGTGCTGGAATGGCGTTGGAGGGCTTAGGCGCCTCGTTCATCAGTTCCATCAGCGCGAGTTGCACGTTGGTGGACTGCAAGGACCCCGAGGGGACAAACGCAACGTTCTGCGCAGTCGTGGCGCCACCAGGGCCGCCCACCACTACATCTCCTTCCACGATCTGGACCGTCGAGAAGAACTCGTAGAAGACCTCATCGAGAGCCTTCAGGGGGTCCTTGAAGATGATGTTGGCACCATCGGTAATGGAAACGTCGGGCTCCGTCAGCGCGGCACCGTTCAGGAACACCAAGCCTTGGCCTGGGGTGTAACCCTCGGGAACCGGAATCTTCGTCTGCCCTTCGTAGGCGATGATCGGGGTGCCTCCTGCTGGCTTCGTGATGATGCCATTGAGGGTCGTGCCGGCATCCTGCCAGCCCAGCACACCGTACACCTGCAAGGCGCTCAGGGTTGTGTTGAAGTAAAGGTCCCCCACCTGCAGCTCGGTACCGTCGATACGGACGAATGGGGGTTCGGCCTTAGTCCCTTGGTAAATCTTGTACAGGGTCGAGCCGAGTGAGCTTTGCAGCAGCGCCAGGTCAGCCGAGTCCTGCGCTTCTTGAGCACAGAAAAGAACGAACGTGGTCATGAGGTCCAGGTCCGACTCTTTCAGTACAGAGCCGTCCGAGAAGTTCACCGGAGCGACATCTTTAGGGGTCGTACGGCGAATCTCTACTTTCCCCGAGGGGGCCGGATCGATACGGATGGCACCGGAGTGGAGCCAGGTAAACGGGACCTCGGCGTCCTTGACCTTTACGGTGATGTGGCTCTTGTCAAGGTATTGGAACGGCAGCGAAAAGTTCGCAGTGGTTCCGTCCCCCCGGAGGAGGACATAGCTATAGGGCAAAGTTATCTCCGAAAAAAGAAAACCCCAGCCGGAGCCGGGGGTGTATTAGCGTTCTGCTTCGCTTGATGGGTAGTCGTTGGCCAGGCTGTTCAGCATGGTGCTGACCGGGACAACGTTGTTTAGAGGCAGGAGCCTGCCCCAGGTGCGGATGTCTTTCTCGGTCGTTTGGTACTCGTCAGAGACCCCATTCCGTACCAGCTTCTTCATCGAGATAAGGCCGTTGATGGCCTGATAGGTCGGGTTGGAAGCGAAGCTCGAAAGGTCACTGGTCGTCCGCATCCCACTAAACAGTGGGTACGGAGAAACGGTATCGAACGCCACGGGCAGGAGGGACGCCTGGGCGATCCGCCCGAAGGAGTTGGCAACGATCTGGCCGGGAGCCATACGCTGTGCCAGGAACTCCTGCTGCTTCTGCGGGTCCATCCCTTGGGAGGTCAGCATCGTTCGCCCCATGTAAGCCAGGGAGGCAAACAGGGAGCCGTGAAGCACCGTGCTGAGCGTGGACCAGTCGCGGTGATTCATTGCGAACTGCAGGGACTTGTTCCAGCCGTGCAGCGAGAAGTTCATGAACTGGAACACCGTCTTCCCCAGGGTGGTGCCCATAAGGGGAATCATCGAGCCCAGGTCGTTCTCCTGAACCACCCTGCGGGATTCCCGATGGATGGCTGTCATGAACTGCGAGTACGTCTTCGGGTCTGCCTTCTGCCACCCCTCGAAGTCCATCTTGTGGCTCTTGGAGAATTCCCCTTGGGCCGGCTTGGTGTACGTGTCGATGGCCTTCAGCACACTTCGGTAGTCCTGCTGGTCCAGCCCCATCCACGCCAGGCGTTCAGGGGTAAGGAACTTAGACTCCGTGCCCTTTGCTGCGGACACCCAATGGTTCACCAGGGCTACCGCATGGACCCGCTTCTGCTGGATCATGATGGGTGTCATCCCGGTGTAATCTAGGACGCCCCGTGCCAGCTTCCGCTGTGCCGTATCGAGCTGGTCCAGCCGGCGATTGAACGCGGTATCGCCCTTGTGGCGTACCCAGTCATCCTTGGCGGTGAACTCCATGCGGGCCACGTACTCGGACCCCACGCCACCGATGGTGTTCTCCAGGTGATCGAGGATGTCGTTCGGTGCCTTCCCGCTGGCGATGTCACGGGTGAGACTCCGCAGCTCCGGAATGGCTCCCATCGTCGTCCTCCAGCCCATAGAGCCCACGATCTGGGACATCTCGGTAGCCTGGTTCCACACCGCACCACCCATAAGGCGGATCACGTTGAAGTTCCTCCACATCTCCATGGACTTGTTCAGGGTCGAGAACTGCTCCTGAGGGAGCCCCTGAAGGCGGTCAAAGGCGAACTGAAGATCAGTGCGGAACTTCTCCAGGTCGGCCGGCTGCTTAAATCCTGAGCCCAGCTTGTTGGTCGTGGCGTCAAGGATGCGGTCCTGGATGTGGGTCGACTTGTAGATGTCCAGATGCTTGGCCAAAGCCACGCTGCCTGCCGTCCTGCGGAGGTATGGCTCCACGAGATCGAACGCATTGGAGTGCGTGAAGTCGTTCAGAGACACCTGCACCTTCTCACCATCGGCACGGGTCCACGATTCCGTATAGGTCTCGTTGATCGTGTTCCGGTGTTTCAGGCTGGCGATCCGGCCGGCGTCACTACCTGGTGGAGGGAACATATCGTCCATGATCTTCTGGGCCTCCCAGTCGGAGAACATGCCGTTCCTCATCAGGGACTCCTTCAGGCCATCCTTATCGGTGCCCCGCATCATGTCCTCCAGGAGGTCCTGGGAACGATTTGCATGGGCCTCCTCTACGGTCCGGACGTACCACTTGGACCACTTCGCAGCGGCTTCGTCGGAGATGCCCTCCCGGCCACTTTGGTAGGCACGAGCCCACCACCCTTCCACAGCCTCACGGCCGAAGGAGGTGGCCATATCGTTCCATTTGTTGACATCATGCTTACGAGGGAGGTAGTTCGGATTCTTCTCCAGCTTCCCTACCAGGGCCACCTCGTTGGTCTCAGGGTCCCTCAGCTCAGTCTCGGTAAGGCCGCGCTTCTGCATCCCCTCATCGCGGAGCGGGTTATTGATGTATTCCCGTACCTTGTCCAGGGTCTTGCGCATGTGATCGCCGGCCTTGATGACCTCGGGTGAGAAGTCATCCTCGAATCCCCGGATGTAATTGGAGACCTGAGTACCGAAGTCCTCGAAGGCTTGGCCCTTCTGGTGGTACGGAAGGTCCTGCTTCTTGAACCACTCCTCGAATACCGGATAGGTCCCCTTCCGCATCTCCACCGCCCAGCTATCGGCCCACTTGGTCGTATCGTCCCAGGCATTCGCCTTGACCACTGAATGGCCCTTGTAGCCAATTGTGGTGCCGAAGAGTTTGGAAGCCAGCTCACGGACCGCTTCAGGTGCCTTCTCGCCACCCAGGCGGTTCTCCAGGCCGAGGCCCCAGCCAAACACGGTGGGGATTTCAGCTCGGGTAGCAGCGGCAGCGGTGGCCGCATCCACGCCCGAGTTGGCTGGCGTCATCAGGTAGTCCACCTTCTCCTGTGCCCCGGTGCGCTTGTGAACAAGGGTCTGCTTCATTTGCAACGGAGTGGAGATCAGTTCGTCCGTCAGGCCCATTGCCTTCGTCAGGGCGTTGTGTTCGCCCGGTGCCATCCCAAGGATGCGCCGTACGATGTCCACAGCCTTGCTCAGGAGGGTCTGTCCGGACACCTGGGTCTTCGCCAAGAACTCTACGAACTCGGACTTCCCGGAGTACATCCCGGCAACGAATTCATCAATGTTCTTGAGGTAGTAGTCGGTCTTGTAGTCACTGAACGTCCTACCTGCAGCGGCCTTTCGGACCTCCTCATAGACACCGTGGAGTTCCTTGGTGAGATGGCCGTGGGCCGATGTCGGGTTATCGAGACCAAACCTGATCTTGTTCACCGTGGCCGCGTGAGCGATTTCATGGAGGGCGACCCAATCCTCAGCCCCTTTGCTAAGGTGAATCTCGTGCCGGCCCGCATCGTAGTAGGAGCGAAAGTCTTCACGCCTTGTGACGATTCGGATGTCGTCCCCGATCTGGCCCTCCAGGCGTGCTGCCAGGCCGGCGATCAGTGTGTCATCAGAGCCCTTCAGGGAAGACAGCCGGGACTTCACGGTGTCATCACCGAGGCCCTCGATGCGCCTCCGCATCAGGTTCGTTCGCTCGTAGACTGGGATGTCCGACTTGACCTCCTCCCGCACGCGGGCAGTGATCTCGTCCACCTCATCCACAGCGTTGCCCGCAGCTACCCTCTCGTCCACATTCACGGCATCCGAACGGGTACCGAGGTGGGCATCCGCTTTCACGTGGTCGATGTTCTTCTCGCCCACGAGGTCCACCAATTCCTGTTTCTGGGACACGGAAGCCTCTCGCCGGCCTAGCTGGGCCAACTCCTGGTTCTCACGGGCCAGCCGCGTGGCACCGATCCTCGCAGGATTGATAGCACCACCGATGACAGCACCGAGGCCCAGGCCCATGGCCGCGCTCATGTAGAGCTGGTCGTGGGTGTAAGTCGGCCGGTACCGCCCCGCAGCGGCATCGAATGCCACGTTTGCGCCAGCATTGAAGAGACCCAGCCGGGCAGCGTTAGCGACCCTGGAGCCCACCGTGAGGAGCCCCTCCCCACCCATACCAGGCACGAATGCGATGAGCGTAGGGAGGTCGGCAAGGCCACCGATGAGGCGCCCGCCAAAGCCGGCAACGCCCATGCGGCCCAGCTCCGCCTCCTTCTGCAAGGAGTCAGCCATGCGGGCCTTTCGGTGTGCCGCTTCGCGGTCGGAGGTTGCCTGGAGGATGTACCCCCAGTGCTGCTCAGGGACACCATCAAGGTAGTTCGAGGTGCGCTCGTCGTTCCACCGGAAGTCCGGATCGGTCTCCTTCACGCCTCTGTCTTGCCACCAGTTGTACACCGAGTTGTCCACCTGGAAGCCACGCGAGATAGCACCAGGCAGATTGCCAACACCATTGACAAAGCCCCCGTACTCAGACTGCTGCTGTTCTGAGTCTCGATAGAGTTCAGATGCGCCGGGGGAAGCAGTAAGAGGGGTCTCGGTCCCTGTTGAGAACTGGGTTGAGATGGGAACTTCGGTGGCCGGCTTGGCGCCCTTGTAGAACTTCGCCAGGTAATCCGAAGTCTCCGCCCAAGGTTTCCCTCGGGCGAGCGCGGAGGCAGCCTTAGGGCCACCGTTGTAGTCCGCGAGGGCCAGCTCCAGGCTGCCCCCGTACTTCGCCAGGTTGTCCTTTATGTACCGCGCGGCACCGTCAGCCTCCGAGGGGAAGTCCCCGTATGTGACGTTGTACGCCTGTGCGGTACTTGGCATGAACTGGAAATAACTGCGGGCACCTTTCGGGGACACCGCGTTCTTGTTGAAGCTGGATTCAATGCCACCAATCTTGAACAGCGTTCCCGAGGGGATGCCGTACTGCGCCTCCTTCTCGGAGGTGATCTTCCGTGCCTCGTTTAAATCAATCGTTGGCATATCTTCCTGTTATTTGATTTCACCTGCCTTGAGCTTTCGCTCGTAAATTTCACGGGTGAAGAATTTGTCGAGTCCATCGACACCTGGGATGAAGGGCTTGGAGCCCAACTTCTCACTGAGCTTCAGAGAGCGGGCACGTTCGCGGGCCTTCCACGCTTCATAGTTGGCATCTGCCGCTGCCGCATGGACATCGCCCTTGTAGGCACCATCAATCCACTGGCTCACCTCGTCCTTGCGGTAGGTGACCACTTGGCCCCGTTCGTTGATGAGGGGTGTCCCACCGATCCACGCGGTGAAGCCTCCGTACTGGTTCGGCTCCAGGCGCACATCGCCGGACATCTTCTGGTCCTTGGCTAGCTTGCTCGGCACGTCCGTGATGAACCGCTCCAGCCACTTGCCAGGCTGTTCGCCCTTAGGCACGGCCGGCAGGTCCTTATTGAAGTACAGCGTGTTGTTGATCTTCGTGGTTACTGCGGGGTTCGAGAGGTACTCCACGGAGGACCGGACAGCCACCTCGGCATTCGGCACTTGGCCGGACATCACGAGCAACTCGGCCCTGCGGCGGATGTCGGATTGGACCGAGGTGAGGTTCACCTGGTTGTTACCGAACATCCCCGAGAACCACGAAGCGGTCCCCGAATACCAATGCGGGTTCACCACATCGTCCACGGCAGCGCCCACAGCCTTAGCCATGGAGCCGTAGTCCGACGACTTGATGTCCGCACGGGTGACCTGGTTCACGATGGCAGCCGCATCGGACACGTTCGGGAACCCACCCTTCTCTACGAGGAACTGGATATCGGACAGCATCTTGTAGTCCTTCCCGCCCCCTACGAGCTTCTCCGCATACCCTGGATGGGTCGCGTTGACGCGCATGAAGGTCTCGATGGACTTCTGCCCCTGAGGGTTGAGCTGGCCGATGTTCTTACCGTCATAGCTCCAGCCCACGGAGGCGATGTTCGAGGCGCCCGATTGGATATCCCGCTGCCACTCAGGGTTTTCCACGTTGTTGGTGGCCCACATCTCCGTGGCTTTCCCCAAAGGCATCCCTTGGGTTGCACTGAGGAGGTGCTGTTGGGCCGCCTCCTTGACGTTGAAGTCCTTCACTTCCCCGGTGGGGGACATGACTTTCACGCTCAGGGGAATTGGAGAGCCAGTCCGTACCGCAGCAGAAACCACCTGGTTAGCTTCCAGGACGGAACGTTCCGAGGCGGCCACCATCTGGGCACGCTCGTATTCCTTCTGGAGCCGTGCACGTGCCGCAGCGTTGGAACTGGTGATGGCGTGCATGGTTTGGGACGTGAGGTACTTCTCGCGGCCCGTGGCCCACTCATTGAACTTCTTCTCGTCCAGCTCGCCGCGATCCGCCCGGGCCAGGAAGGGGCGCATCTCCACGTCGACCTGCTGCCGCTGGCCTTTGTCGAAAACGACCTCGGACTGTTGCAGGATGGTTTTGGCCCGAAGGTCCCCCACCACGGCAGCCACTGTCACACCACTATCGAGCTGCTTATCGAGAAGCCCCTGGACCAGCTCAGTACGGCCACCTGCAGCTACGGAAGTCAGCATGTTACCCAGTGCCTCCTTCGCGGCATCGTCACGCAACAGTGCGGTTTTCCGCAGGAGTTGATAGCGATCCACTAGGGTTTGCGCGGGGTCCCCTTTGAAGTCCGGAGCGGTGACCTGCAGGAGCACGTTGCCCAGGTTGTCCGAAGACTCCTGAATGCCACGCTCCACTGCTTGGGCGTTGACCACCTGGGTGTTCGCCCCGATGGCCCGCTCACGGAAGGTGTTCCAACCCTTGTCAAAGCCGGCCGTGGTGTACTTCGATTGGCCAGTAAGGGTCTCGTTACGGTGCCCCGTGAGGTACTCGTCCATCTCTTGCTGCGAGCCGAACCGAAGTTCCCCGCTTTGGATTTTGGACAGCGTATCCCGCTCGAAGGCGCCCTGAGCGTTCTCCCCGTAGATGTGCTGCAGGGCTGCTGCGAAGGCGGGGGAGCTGGACGGAAGAAGGTCACCAGTCCGGATGGCCTTGCCCAGTCCCTCGACTGTCATGGAGTTTGCGTAAGCCTGGGCCTGTTGCTGGGCCTCCTTGTCCCGCGCATCCTGGATGGTCTGGAGAGAGGCGCCTAGTGCCCTCTCATCGATTGCCCCTAGCGCCCGTGCAAGCTGGAATGCAGTAGAGGCGGGCGGGTCTAAGCGGGCTCGTGGCGCTTGTAGGGTTTGGTAGTTTGACTCCCGGAGCGCAGTGCGTCCCCCCTGGTATTCAACCTGAACTCGCGCCATTAGAACTTACCTGTTCTCTGATAATCGGCGTAGGCGCTTGTACTTGCTTGACCAATTCTCAGCACTGCACCCGCGTAATCCGGCATCTGGGCGCCCGGTAGTGAGTTGATCTGGTCGACCACTCCGCCGAAGGCATTGGCCTGCTGCAAATCTATTGCACGGTTCTCGCGGAGGAGGTTTTCCTCCACCCGTGTATTGTCCAGTCCGGCCTGTCCAGCCAGCTCGCGCAACAGGGCGTCGACAGACGTTCCTGCCACGCCAGCCTCACCGGCCGAAACGGTCCCGGTAGCTTGGACCTTCTGGGCTGCCCGGTTGTTTAGGTTGATCTGATCCGAAGCGTCGGAAGCTTGCTCGTTTCGCTTCACTTCTAGGTTTGCCACGTTCTGGCGATAGGTCTGCATGTTGCTCTCATACTGCTGGTCGGTGGCCTTGTTCGCGGCCTTCACCACTTTCTTTTGCTGTGCAATGGATGCCGCTGTGGTAACCGCAGTGATGGCCAGCATGATGGTTGTCGGCTCACACATGGTGGTCCTCCTTCCTCAAATAGAATCGTTGAAATGGTTGATCGTTGATCCCGAACGGGACCGGGGGGTCGATGGTGAAACCCAGCCAGCGGAGCCACTGGATATGAACCTGGTTCTCTGCCCAGGCATAACCCTCAAGCTCGTCATGGGCCTCCAGCCAGCCTTCCACGTATCCCCGGCACTCCCTTAGGAAGCTCTTGCGGATCAACGGAAGTTCTTCCGAGGCCAGCATCCAGGGGAACCCTGTAGCGCCCTCCTCGCCCCACGTGAGCTGCCCGGCGATGCCGAACAGGGCGATCACTTGGCCACGCCAAACCACCGCATAGGCGATGTTCGAGACCGCGAGGGAGAACCTGAGGGCCAGCTCGGGGGGCATTCCGGAGGAGTGGAAGACTTCCTCCACGTCCTCCTGCCGAAGCCTTGGGGCCAGCTCGAAGGTGTCCTTACGGGTCGCCAGGCGGACGTAGGGCTTAGATGCCTTGGCTTCGTTTTGCATACATACCTTCCCAGTCCGCGCTCAGGAAGGCGCACGGCAATGGCGAGTCGGAAACCATCTCGATCTTCACGTCGGTGTTTCTGGCACGCACGGGGAAGCGGAATGTCCCTGTCGCCAGTGCCATGGAGCCGATGATGGATGAGGTCATGCCGAGGGTCTTCCCTGTAAACGGATAGGTGAAAGTGTCGCGGCCCTGTGGCGTCACCTCAACCTTGAAGTAACCAGTGTCCGAGTAGTTCACCTGCATGTTGCGAAGCTGGAGCCTCGCCGTGTTGTCGGCCTTCTCCCCGCCATTGCTGGTTGCCGTCTTGGGGACGATTGTGGAGAACTGGTAGCGGAATGCGTACCTGCGGCCGAACACGAAGTCATACTCCGTTAAGTCGCCAGGGCCGATAATCAGCCGCAGCTCTCCAGCCTCAGTGTCATTGGCAACAGGGAAGACCGCGCCAGGAATGCCTGTGGTAGCCACTGCCGTATAGGCGGGCGTGCCAGAAGCGAAGTAGCCAACTTCCTGCGGCAAGACGTAGGTGTAGTTCCGCGCCTCGTCGTAGAAGAGGACCTGTCCGGGGAGATTCCTCTTGCGGTCCAGGTGGACGAGGAATGGCTCCCCCTCCTCCGGGAACTCGGCGGAAACGTCCAGGGACTCCAGGTAGAGGCCATCCACCCGGTTGACCGCGAGGTACATCACGGACTCCACGAAGTCCACGTTGAGAACCTGGTCGAAGATGTCCAGGGACCAGCGGGACCAGGAGCTTTGTAGCTTCTCGTTGTTGGACCAATAGAACTTGTAGACGTAGATTGCTGCCCGGTCCCCCTTCGTCAGGACACACAGCATGTCCTCGTTGAGGCCGGCAGCCAGTTTAAAGATGCCCTTCGGGATGTACCGGGGCACGTGGCTGGTCACTTCCGCCGCATCGTTAGTCTGGGAGTCCTGATCCACGAAGTACTCACGGACGCCCGAATAGGCCCCTGCAGGTGTCGCAAAGAGCACCATGCGGCCCATTCCTTGCGGCTTCGCTGCGGGGTTACACTCGAACTCCGTGGTGGGTTTGATCGAGATCGTCTTCGGGGTCAGTAGGTCCCCGGACTCCACGGCAAACTGGGTCTGCGTGGAGAACAGGAGGAGCTGCTTACTAAATGGGATCGCGGCCGTGAGCTTTGACACCTTGGTGTGCGACACCTGTACATCGATCCGGTCCGAGTCCAGCAGGTCCGTTACCGTACTCGGGTAGAAGTTGAAGAACTCACCTGCCTCGGAGAAGCACACCGCCTCGTCCACGATGAAGCCCAGGCGGTTCCGGTAAAAGAACACGTCCTGGATTGAGCCTCCCACGAACGATGGGTGTGGGGCGGAGCCCTCATCGCCAACCTTGCGGGTGCCCCAGGAGAGGGCCTTGAAGGAGAACGTTCCGTCCGCCTCACGAACCAGTGCGAAGGGCATGGTGCCCGGCATGAAGCCCACCGAGATACCCGGCTGGACGGTCTCCCGCCATACACCGGAGCTGTTCTCGGTCTTGTCGAACTTGACCCAGTAGTTATCGAACTCCGATGTCTTGTCGCCAACGATCTCCACGGTGAAGTCCGCGAAGGCCGCATTGTTCGGCAGGTCAGCGAACCGCTGAATCTTCCCCTTGATGGGGTACATGGCTGTGTTGCCGTAGCCGTCCGAGGTGGTGACATTAAAGTCCTCCGCCTTCGTCAGGTACAGGACGGAGCCGGCCAGGCTGCAGGTGACGCCATGGGTGTCCACAGCGGCATTGATCCTGGTGGCGAGCTGCGAGGCGATGTAATCCGTGGCAGTCTGCGGCATATCGGCAGCGGTGGTCCCGTTCGGGGTCGTGAAGCTGTACGTGTTGCCATTCAGTGTCACCGAGTACGTCTTCCCGTAGAGGCCATTCTTGACCACCACGATGGCCTCAGGGGGCCGCTCAGGGGACAGCGTGAGGTTCTCCTCCACCACCACGGAGCGGTTCACGATGAACGTGTAGTCGGCCACGGTGACAGCGCGGAAGTCCTTTTCAGGGTCCAGCGATTGGAGATACTCCGCCCCATCGGGGAAGGAAACAGGGTGCTCCGTACCATCGAGCCCATACACCCGAAGGGTCCCCTCGGTGATGATTACGACATACTGCTCCGAGTCGTCCCGGTTGATCGTGTGGATGTAAGCCTGATTGACAGGCCCGGAGATGCGCGCAATGTGCCTCGTGGGGGCCTCTTCTTCAGCCCTCGGGCCACCGTGCTGAGACCGTTCTCCTGGACTTCAGCCTGGGAGGACAGGCGCAGTGTGTATGGTTGTTGAGAAACCCCATTCACCATATTGGCGATGGAGGAAGAGACCAGAGGCATAAGTTACCTTCGTTGGAGAATGCGGGTCACTGTGGTGCCCGTAAGGAAGTTGTGGTCCGCAGTGGCCCCCTCAGCCTTCTTGAAGATGCGCCGTGCTTCCACTTCGTCCGCTTGGGTGAACTGGTAGAGGGTGTCCGAACCAACCGCTCGCGCCTGGAACTTCCGGGCAGCCTTGACGGTGATGTAATGGCGGGCCGCCTGGGGTAGCTCCTCGAACGGCAGCAGGACCACCAGGTCCACCTTCAGGGTCCGTGAGAACTCGTAGGTGTGCTTCTTGCGGTCATACAGGCGGGTCCCACGATGGACCACATCGATGCCCTGGTCGGGGCCTATGGTGTCCACTCGCAGAGTGTTGAGGGGAACGCTGATCTCGTTCGTTTCAAACGAAGGGACCAGCGGATATTCTTTCTCGGTGTTGAAGTGCCAGCCTTGAGACTGAACCTCCCTCAGGGTCTCAGCGAGAACCTGTTGGGCGATCACAGCGTCAACTACAGGGGGACCTGAGAGAGAGCTTATGGGGCTCTCTCCGATCACCTGCAGCATCAAGTTGACAGCGTCCAGCTCCGAGGTCGGAGTGGTGGCTGTTGGCATGCGGTTACATGAAAGCGTTCAGGCTCGGCGTCACCGTGTCCACCAAACCACCGAGATCAGTCACACCCAGCGTCAACTGGGCGCCAACAGTGGTATGAATCCGGAGCGTGAATGCAACGGTTGTCGTGCCCACTGGTACCAGCATCTCCGGGGTACGTTTGAGACCGAAGTCAGGCGTACCTGTCAGGCCGGTGAGGTCATCCGTGGTGGCGTTCCAGTGCGACTTACCAAAGGCAACAGTGCCCAGAGTAGCGCCACCGGAGTCCAGGAACTTCAACTCAGCAACGGTCTTGAGGATGTTCCCGGAGGTAGCAGCGGTGACCTGCAGGCCTGCCTCGAAGAACGCGGCGATGCCCGCACCCTTCGAATAGCCACCACTGGCCGCCAACTGGACGTAATCGGTGGTGGCTGCTGCGCCCGAGATGGGCAAGAGGAGCTGCTTACCTGGGCCGCCATCCGTACGTGCGACCGTTGATGCCCCGGTGACAACGATGCTTCCGGACCGCGTGATGTTAATCGGGTCGGGGGTGCTTCCGGTGTTGGGTGCAGTAACTGCCCCTGCAGTGCCGATCATCAGCTTATTACCAAACAACGAGGACTGGTCGCCGTTGGAGCCGTAGCCGTTGAGCGTTCCGCGATCTGGCACTACCCCTGCCATGTATGGCGTGAGGAAAGTGGCAAGTGCACTACCCATGAGGTAAGCACCATACGGTGATGGGTGGGTCGAATCAACCAACACGTTCGGGATCACAGCACCGGTCGACGTGCTACCCGTCGATGCGGTGTAGTCACGCATGATGGCAGCCATATCGAAGTACATGAAGCCCGGCAAGGTTCGTGCGGCCTTTCGTGCATACGTCAGCAGCTTGGCAAACTCCTGACTTTCCAGATATTGCACACCATCGATAGGAGACACGCCCGTACCTGCATTGGTGCGGTTCATGCCTGCCGTGCCCACATACAGCAGGTCGGCACCGATGGCACGGCTCGCCCGATAAGTGGACATCACCGACTGCCACACTTGCTCGGCGGAGTACCCTTGATCCAGGTCGTTCGAGCCACCTTGAAGGACAACGAGGGTCGGCCGGAATGGGACAACATCACGGGTAAAGCGGGCACGAATCTGGTCAATCCGCTCGCCCGATACACCTGCCCGGTTGAGGATGTTCATGCGTTGGCCCATCAACGCGTTAGCGTGGTCCAGCCAACTCCGTTCAGTGATCCCCCGGAAGGGCTTGCCGCCCACCGTCAGTTCGTCCGTGCCGTACCAGGTAATTGAGTCACCGATGGCGACCACTCGGGCCTTCTGGAACAACATACGGATTTCACCGGAGATGCCCGAACCGATTGTGTTGTAGGTCACCTCCACCACGTCGGTGGAGTTTACAGGATTCGCCAATGTGATGCCGGTGATGGACTGCTTGGAAATGGCGGCATTCACCCCATTGACCCGTACCGATGCGGTCAAGTCATGTGGAGGGAGCGGGAAGAACACTTGTCCCTGGAAGGGACGGTCACTTTGAACAATCTGCATCTAGTCTCCAATAAAAAAAAGCCCCATCAGGAGCCCCTTCCGGGACCCCCAATGAGGCTTGAGGTTGAATCGCTGATTAGGCGGTCTTGATTTCGATAGCTGCTTGCGGAGCCAGGATGCCGTAGCCCTTGGCGAACTTAGCAACCATCAGGGTTGCCTGATAGCGTGCCTCGTATTCAGCGTCCATCGCCAGGTCCATCAGCGTGACGGAGCCCAGTGCGGCCTTTTGCAGGGCCAGGGCCACCGTGGTGCTGAAGTTGCCAGCGTAGGTGTTGTTCGAGCCGGCATCGGTCGTGCCGGTGGCAACGTTCGCGGACGGCAGGTTGTTCGTCTTCACGATCTCCATACCAGCGACACGCAGTACCTTGCCATCGACGTAGACGCCTTGACCGCCCCAGTCCTTGTTCATCAGCTTGGTGGACTGCGCCAGCAGGTAGTACTGGGCAGGACGGACGAAGAACGCACGGTCGTCTTCCGGTACGTCTTTCTCATCGAACTTCTGGGCCGCAGCGAAAGCCGAGGCGATCAGTGCTTCGGCATCGGTACCGGCCGAACCAGCGGTGATTACCGAACCGCCCGGCTCACCCGTGATACGGGCTGCCGAACGTGCGGCCAGGATCGCCAGTTGCAGGAGTTGCTTGTCTTCCGTGTTGGCCAGGAAGATGCCCATCTGGGACGAGTACTCGGAGCGCACGTCGAAGTGGGACATCGCTTCGTCGTAGTTGGCAATCGAGACATCCGATTCCAGCAGGTCATCGATGGTGATGACCACTTCGCTCGAAGCCACCGGGCGGCCGTTGATCTCGGTACCCGGAGTGTGGTAACCGCCCGAAGCCTTGCCCAGGACCGGGAAGGATGCGGACTTGCCAGCGGTAATCTGGCGGTTACGCACGTAACGCGATGCGACACGCTTGGTTTCGTAAGCGGTCAGTACTTCACCAGCGAAGACCTTCAGTGCCAGTGCTTTTGCATCACCTGCCAGGTTGTTTTGCAGGATACGTGCGGGGGTCATATTTGCCATGTAAATCCAGTGAATGAGTTGAAAAGTCGTTGGAGCGGCTTTCCTGGACTCACACGCTTTCTCGTCCGGTTGTCCTCCTCGGAGGGCCTGAGATACTCTTGTGGGTGTCTTCGGATTGCAGCGTGGTCACCGCGCAGGGGCGCAGGTGTGACTTGTGCTTTTCTTCATTCGGTCGGCAGATACGGGTGGGGATTCTTGGGCAGGCTCCCCATGGCCTGTTACTTGGTTTCGCTTCCCAGCGATGCCTTGTGCTGCTGTCTCACCCAGTCCTGCAGGCCCTCCAGTTGGATGGAGTTCATGCTGGACTTCGTGTAGTTCACCGCAGCGGATGGCAGCAAATCCGCCACGTCGATAGGATCACCGTCCTTTCCTGGGAGTTTCTCCAGTGGCCTCGGAGGCCGCATCAGCGGTTCCGGAGGTAACGGATAAGGGACTGCCTGCGGCTTCGTTGAGCAAGCTCCTAACGTCAGCAGGCAGCACACAAGTATTCCTCGGTACATGCTCGATCACTTTCTTCTCGATGGTCTCGCCTTTCTCGCGGACCACTTGAATGCGGTCCACGTATTTGGTAACCGTGACGGTGTTGATCTTCTCGGACTTTGCCTTGAGGTTCGAGATCGCCTCAGCCTGTTCGGCCTTGTACTTCTCGAACCCTTCAGTGCCCCATTGGTGACCCCAGGAGAATCCCAGGCCCACCAGAAGCAGCCCGATCAGGAGCCACTTGAGAGCCGATATGGCCCACAGGGGAACTGCGGGCATTACGCCGCCTTGGTGGCTGTCTGCTTCAGCACGCGGGCCACGATGATGGCCGCTGCCAGAACAGTGGTGACGTTCGCGGGAAGGTACTGCTGGACGGCCGGCAGGTAATCGAAGGCAGTCTCCAGGGCCAGCAGCAGGAACGCGAGCTGGACCGAGAGGAACTTATGGGCCTTCGCCCAGTCTTCCACCAGGTGGGCCTTAATTCGGGTCCACATGGTTAGATGATGCTGGAGCGGCCGATCTTCTCTTGCACCTTCTTGCGGAAGGCCGGATCGGTTTTGTACTGCGGGGTAGCCATATCGGCCGTCATCTGCGCCAGGGACTCGTAGGAATCGCCGGCACCAACTTTCGTGGAGCCACCGATCAGGTTGCCTTCGGTAGGGTTGGCTTCGCGGTACTTCGCAGTGATGCCCGTTACTGCCAGCTTTGCCTTGACCGGATCACGGGAATCCACCGCCTCGTTATAGGCAGCGATCTCCGCAGGGGTCAGGTTATTGGCAGCCCAGTCGGCCACTTCAGCGAACTGTTCGGCACCACCTGCAGCGGACATCACATCCGCCTGGTAGCGTTCGCCCAGGACCTTCTGGCCTTCGATGTACTGGTCCACCAGGGCCTTCGGATAGCCGGCTTTCGTCAGCTTCTCGTAGCTCTCGGCGGACAGCTCGCCCTTCTGAGCGAACTCGGTGGAGAAGTCTTCCAGGTTCAGGCCCTTGTCGGCCAGCTCTTGGGAGACCTGTTCGGTGCCACCTTCAGGAACCGGAGGGACCTCGGGGGCCTTCTCGGCTGGGGAGGCTTGCTTGCCTTCCAGCTCGGCAAAGGCTGCGGCCATTTCTTCCGGGGTCTTGAACTTCTCCGGAAGCCAAGCCGGACGATCACCCGAGGGGGCAGCCGCAGGGTCTTCAGGGGTCGGCGTACCGTCCACCTTGGCCACCATGGCGGCAACGTGAGCTTGATCTTCGGCCGGGGCCGGCTGCTTGATGGTTACTTGTTCCGTCATCAGTAGTCCTCGAATGTCATTTCATGGCCGTTCACCACGAGGGTTTCGGCCTTGGTGGGCTTCGGGGGTTCTTGCAGTTGCACCGTAGAGTCTTCCACGATCACCACAGGTTTCTCGGTGTTCTCGCCATCAGCTTTGGGCTGGGTTTTGGCCATTACTCATTCCTTGTTTCATAAGTTGACCGGCTTGGTTGATAGCCGGGGAAAGACCCTGTTGCAGCATTGCTGCTTGCTGGGCCGCCTGTTCTTCCTGTGCCACCTGCTCATCACTCTTGATGAGGCCCTTGAGGTCCATCCCGAGGGCGGTGCCACGGCGCGTGATGTAGTCGCCCCAGTTGATCCGCTGGGCCGCTTGGGGAATCTGTTCCAATCCCGCGATGAATTGCTCCAGCTTCGTGAGGTCGTTGCCCCGGCCAATTGCTTCCAAGCCTGTGACGATCACTGGCTTGACTGCTTTGGTCGGGAGGACCGGGAGGCGTTTCTGTCGCTCCATCTGATAGATGAGGCGCTTCACGAGGGGAAGCTGTAACTCTTGGGACATCAATGCATAGATGCCCCCCAGGGCTGCGTCCAGCTCGTTTGCCACGTACCGGATTTCCTCAGCCGTCACCCGCTCACCGTTACGTTGGACTGCTGAATTCAGCAGGAACGCATACGAGAGGCGGGCAGAGATTTCGCTTACCGATTCAGCAGCGACACGGAAATCGTTGTACTTCTGGAGCTGCAGGACTGACACGTCGGATTCCATACCTTCGCGGAACGCACCGTTCTCAGCATCCGCCAGGTCGTCCATATCGGTCACCCCGTTAGGGTTCACGAGGAACAGAATCTTGGCTGCTGCTGCGGCACCCTCCACGATGGCCTGCTGGAGACCTTCGAGGGATTTCAGGTCCCCCAGGTATTCCTCCACGTAGCCACGGCCGTAGTTCTCGCCGTCGATCTTGGTGAACCGAACGGGGAGCCACGGGGACTTGTCCAGTGGGTAAGTACCCTCGGAGCCTGGAACCTTGAGGTCCTTCACTTCCTGGTGGACGTTCCATATTTTTCCGTTACGTTTCACCCAGGTGTAAATCTTGACTGGTTCGTCCTTGTCCCTACCGCTGTCCTCAGGGAGGACCATCGTGGCCGGCAGGAGATCGCGGTCGATTTCCTCTTCCACGATAATGTCCAGCACGTTGCCCATCGGGTCCCTTCGGACCACGTAACGGTGCAGGTGGAATACCCGCAAGCCAGTGTCCGTGAGGAACAGGAGGGAGTTGCCACCTGCGATGAGGTGCTTCAACGCCTCGAACGCAGCGACACGGAGGGCAGAGGCTTCCACCTCAGCTTGTACCGCACGTTCGATCTTATTGAGGCCCTCTTCCACCTTCGCCCGCATACCCTCGGCTTGCGTCAGCTCCTCAAGGGTGAAGTCGTCAATGGAGTATTTAAAGAAGGGACTGTTCACCGGGAACAGGGACATCAGCATCTTGGCTGCCAGGTTGTTCACCCCACGGGCACCGATGGACTGCCACGGAGTGGGCAGGTCGGATGCACTGGAGTGGCCATCGGGTGGCAGCAGGGTCGGGATAGTCAGGGCCGAACAATCGCGGGCTCGCCTCAGGAAAGGCTCGCGGTCCGTCTTCCACTTCGCATACAGGGAAGCGGCTGATTTCGTAGCCATGAGTCCTTAGGTGGTCGGGAGGTTCAAGCCCGAGGCACCGCCCGTACTTGCTTGGGCACGGTCGATGCGCAGGGATCGGCGGCCCTTCGTTGCGCCGGATGCGTTCGCGTTCTTCGATCCTTCGGACTTTGCGGTTTGCAGGATGGTCGGCTGGATCGGAGGAGGCGGAGGGGCCGGTGCTGGGGCCGGGGGTGCGGCCTTGGGTGACGACATACACATGGATTAATTCTCCAAAATGTTCTTGGTCTGGTCGTCGTATTGCTTGCGCAGGAACCGGACCACGGACAATTGCCCCTGAAGGAGCTTGAAGTCCTCCAGGGTTGTCTCAGGGTTATTGGGAACGGTGTCCCGGAAATGGTTTTCGAGGGACTCCAAGAGAACCTTGGGGACCAAAGGGAATGGTTGTTTCATGGCTCGATAATCCTATTGTGCTACTGACCCGAAAGTCATTTAGGAATGATCGGGCCCAGCTTGTCTGCTTCGATGTGGTGGTGAGGGTGCTTGTCTTTGAACAGCTCGTGGAGGTGCTTCACTTCTGCTTCCAGGTTGTCCACGATGCGGGCCAGAGGGATGCTCGGTGGGCGATCATCGGTCAACATGCCGGCCGCGTTAGCGTCCAGGATGATGCCCGCACAGGCGATGACGGAGGCCAGGTGTGGCACGCCCGTGATCGGGTCGGCCCACTCGCCATTCCAGTACTTCATCAGGTGGCGCTCCAGCGCGGCCTTATAGATGGACGCACGGACACCGGCAACACGCCAGTTCATCGAGCCGTACTTCAAGGCACCTTCGGTGAACGCCAGGGCAGCGTAGACCTTCAGGGTGTCCGGAACGACATCGAGGCCCAGCTTGGTGGAACCGATGGCGTCCTTGGGGTTCGTGGGTTTTGTGGCGGAGTCAGTGGGAGTCGAACCCGCACTGACCGCTTTGCTAGCTACTTCACGGCAATAGCGGCAAAACCCTTCGGCTGGGTCGCACCCGTTGCACTCCACCTGTTCCAGGTTTTCGGGCAAAACCCCGTACGAGTTGTCGGTGCGGGATGAGGAAATACCATCAAACACTACGCGAACATCGTCCTCGTTCGAGTGCCTCAGCACGGTCCCCGAGGCTCCTTTCGGAACGCTAAGGAGCGTACCGATGTACTTGACGCGCCCGCCTACTTTGAACTTGGGTTCCATAATTTCACTTTCTTTGTCTTGAAGTCGTAATCCGATGCGCGGCAGATGCGCGCCACTCGGGCTTGGACCAGCGCTTCTTCTTCGCCCAGCCCTACTTTGTTGAAGCACGAGACCACGCCTTCCCATATAGGCAAGTTGCCCAGGGGCTCCTTCGTCCAGCGTAGTTCCGTAGTACCCTTCCGTGGGCCGGACTTGAACGTGTGCTCGTATTGAGTCCAGATGTACGGGTCGTTCAGGAACTCCTCGGCGGTGTCGTAGCCCATCCCTGGGCAGCCCGCGTAGTTGTCCGTAGAGTCGCCTACGAGGGTCTGAACGAGGTGCCAGCGGTCGGCCTCTTCCTCGGTAACCTCGAACAACTCCTTCTTGCCGAAGTTGTAGTGGTGGCCGGGGACGGTCTTCATGTCCTTGTCGATCGTGCAGATGATGTATTCATCACCGGCAGGGTTCGAGCGGGTGGCCAGAATGCCCAGCACATCGTCACCTTCCAGGGTTGGACGTGTGAACGTTTCATAGTTCTCACGTGCCCAGGCGGTGATGAATTTGCGCAGCATTGGGGACCGCTGGCCAGCTCGTGTGGCCTTGTAGGAAGGCAGTACCTTCAACCGCCAGTTGGCCGAACGATCATCATCGGAGAACGCGAGGATGACCTTATCGGCACCCGTAGCGGCTTGGATGGAATTGATGGATGCCTGGAAGGACTTGATAACGTCCTCCTCGTGGGCATGGAGGGTGTGGACCCCATCACCCCAGTCGATGGACTTCTCGTTCACCGCTGCGGCTTGGAACGCATTCACGTCCGCATCAATGAGGGCGATCCTCATTCAGGTTTCACCAGATATTTGGTCAGGTCGGGGTTCTGCTGCAGGACCAGCAGGAGGCCGGTGGCCATTTTACGGACCACGTGTTCCTCAACCTTGCGGTTGCCGATGTCCATGAGAGCCCACACCGCGTGCATCACCTCATGTAGAACGGTGTCCTGTTCCTCCACTCGGGGCATTCCCTCGCGGACTTCGATCTCGCATTGCATGGTGTCGCAGGAACCGTAGTCCCCATCGTCCAACTCATATGTGATCGAGTAGTCCCGGCCAAGGATGTGGATGAGCTGGGGCCGCTTCACAGGGCACCCAGTTTCCGCAGCTTCTCCAGGCCGATGCCCGTGATGCGCCACTTATTGCCGAACTGGCGGGGCAGCTCGTAGGTCGTGATGTACCCCATCGAGGCCAGTGCTGCGACCTCCTGGGCGTTGTCCCGTGCGTAGTCCGATTGGAGCTTGTACGGGGCCAGGTAGGTCCGGTGAAGGACCTCCTTCAGTTTCGTGTTGTTGAACATGGTTTCTCAGTGGGTTTCGGACCAGTTGGTACCGATCTTGGATTCGCCGGCCGTGGGGCAGCGGAAGTTGAAGTGATCGCCGGCTTTGACCACGCAGGCTTCAGCGGTCTCTCGGACGATCTGAGCGATCTCCGGGGTGCGGCAGGCGATCTGGGTTTCGTCGTGACTCCAGGCCACGTTGGCGTAATCACCATCCCATCCGTTCTTCAGCCCCCTTGCCTGCAACTCTTCTTCCAGCATGACCAGCCACTGCTTGCACAGGATTGCGCCAGCAGATTGGAGGAGCGTGTTCAGGGCAGCGTGCGAGGACCGGACGTGAACCTCACGCCCATCCAGGCCCATCAAGAAGCCCCTCTTCGCGGCAGCCTTCACCGCCTCGATCAGGTACTTCAGAGCTGGGGTCTGCTTCAGGAAGCTGGCCTTCAGCCGCTTGCCGGCCTCCGGTCCACCGCCTACGATCTTGCCGATCTTCGCGTCACCTGCCCCATAGAGGAAGGCGTAGATGAAGGTCTTGGCAATCGCACGGGCGGCCTCGTGGTCGGGGTTATGCTTGTCCCGCTTGGTCCCCTGAGGGAACAATCCGAGAGCCAGCGTGTTCACCCAGTGGATGTCCCCGTTGAGGATCACATCCCCGTACTTACCTCCGTCGTAACGACCCATAAAGTGAGCAAGACAGCGTAGCTCCAGGCCCGAAGCATCCGCACCAACAAGCGTCCAGGTTGGCGGGACACAGAAGAGTGCTCGGCATTCGGGACCGTAGGGTGACGTGGAGGATGGGACTTGGGAGATGTTCGGGTAGGCATGGGTGGCGCGGCCGGTGACCGCTCCGTTTGGATTGACGGAACCGTGAATCTTCCCGTTGCGTTCCACCAGGAGCCACGCTTGTTTCCCTTCAGCTAACTGAGAGATGCGTTTAGCCACCATCAGGTATTCCGTGATGAGTGGCACTGGTGGGTACGTCAGGTGCCCTACGGTGTCTTCGTCCACCTGCGGCTTGCCGCCATCGGTGAACACCTCGGGCTCCCATCCGTACAACGAGATGAGGCGGTTGGCGATGTGATCGCGGGAACTGGGGTTGAACTCCACGATCTTGATCTTGGTGTACGTGGCGCCTTCGATGAAGTGCTCGTACCAGCCGCGTTCGTAGTAGGCGTCCTGGCCCTTCAGCTTGATGCGCCTGGTGTCGCCACCTTCAGGGTCCTCGTGCCACACCTTCCGATCCTTCGGAGGGGTAACCGGGCGACCATCAGCGGCGTACCAGAATTTGAAGTAGTCCCGCAGCTCACGTTCCAGCTCGGCCCTGCGTTGAGCCAGCTTGGCATACAGCGCGGCACCTGCAGGGGCATCGAAGGGAAACCCGTTGCGTTCCTGCTTGGCCATCAGCCAGGCGATCTTGTGCTCCAGCTCCAGACATTGCAGGCTGTAGTTCTTCGCCAGAATCTTGAGGTACAGGGCTTCGGTCACCACCACGTCCTGGACGCAGTAGTCGAGCATCTCCTGGGAGAGGCTCTTCCACTCGTCACCGGGCTGGTAGTCTTCGCCGGCAGCGGCAATGTAGTCCGCCTTGTACTCGCCCTTCATCAGTTTGAGGCGGTAGCCCCAGGCTTCCAGGGAATGCGAGCCCCACAGGTTCGGGGGAATCTGCTTCTTCTTCAGCAGGCCGTTGTCGTGGTCCTTGATGTTGGACCAGATGACACGGGTTGCAGTGAGGGTGTCGAACACCGTGGCCTTGTCGTAGCGCCACGTGGGATACAGCTTCTTGAGGACAGGGATGTCGTACTTGATGACGTTGTGGCCCCCGATGGGACCCTTCGAGAGCATCTCAAGGCCCTGCTCGATTGTCGCTTCCGCCACCATAGGGAACCCTGCGGGGACACAGCGGATGATCTGCTGGGTTTCCAGGTCCTTAATGACCAGGCAGTGAACTTTGGTGACGGTATCGAGGAGGCCGTTCGATTCAAGGTCGAATAGCTTCATACCGCCCTGGGTTACTTCGCCCAGATGTCTTTGATGAGACTCGGGGCGTTGGTCAGTGCGTCATCAAGGATGCGCTTGAAGGGGGCACCTTCTGAGCGCTGGGAGAACGCGCAGGCAGGGATGAAGAGGATCACCGCGGGGACGGCAAAAATAGTGGCCAAGATGCGGAGGGTGGTTTTCATGCGGCCTTCTTGAAGTCGGGGTATTTGGACAGGAGGCGCTCGATGCGCCGTTCGCTGCGGAGGGTTTGGCCGTCATCGTCAGCACGGCAGATGCGGAACACCCGGTCTTTCGAGTCCTGCTCGAAGTCGGGGTGGATGTAGATGTTGATGCCGTCATACGTGATGCGGCTCAGGCCCAGGTCGAAGGTGCTGGCGAGGTCCTCAAGGGTGTCGAACTCGGCCGCGATGAGTTGCACGTCAAAGCCTTGTACTGGGAACAGCACATCCCAGACACCGTGCATATCGGAACGCAGTGCGTACAGGCCGATGTGTTCGGGGATGACCATCTTCACGAGGGGGTGGGCCAGGCCGTTCGGATGATCTTGCGCGCGCATAAAGACATCCACGTCCTTGATTGGACGGCCATGGTAGGCATCCCGCAGGCAGCCACCACCTATCACCGGATTCGAGCCCGGGAACATTTCCTTAATGACCTCCAGGATTTTCCGGAAGAAGTACAGTTGATCTTGGAAGTTCACGATCAGCCCAGCAGGTCGGACAGCTTGCCGTGGATGCGTGCAGCGCGGTCGGCTGCCTGCTCGTGGCGATCAGCGGCCAGCTTGTGTTCTTGGGCAGCGTAGTCGTGGTCCTCGGCAGCGTCCGTGTGGTGAACGATGGCCGCTTCCAGCTTCGCCATGTTGCCCTCCAGGGAGGACAGGGCTTTCGTCAGGTCGATCTCACGAGAGAACGAGGCCAACAGGTTCAGGAAGAATTCTTTCATGGGGGTTCCTTAAAATTCAGGCTTGGAGCCTGTTTCGTCTTTGAAGGGGGATGCTTCGGTGGGGGCTGTGGTGACGGACAGCAGGCCGGTTTCGCTGTCATAGGCGAGGTAGATCACCTCCCCTGTTGCTTGGCCGGTATAGCGGTCCTTCAGGATGCGGAGTGTGGTCGTCTTGCGTACAACGGGATCTTCTGCTTGCTGGTCCCGTTCGAGACCGAACATGAAGAAGGACCAGAAGCCAATCGCTCGGGAACCCTTGAAGTGGCGGATGGATACCCTTCCGCCCTCCTCGTGAGGTTTCCCTTCAGGTGTCGCTAGGTGGCTCACGAAGTGGATGATGATGTCCAGCTCTTGGGCCAGGCCCGCCATCTCCTTCATGATCTGTTCGAGACTGCCCTTCTCATCCGCCGTGTCTGCCATCGCCGTGAGGTGGTCGAGGTAGATCAGGCGGATGCCTTCGGAGACAGCCATGAATCGAACTTTGTTCTTCACTACGTCCCATTCGGTTTCCCCGAAGGAGTCGTAGAGGACAATCTGGTCGCCCAGCTTTTCAACCGCGGAGTCCAGCTCCTCGATAGTCCAGCCGGCATTCGGTACGTGGAAGCGCTTGCCTGCGATCTTGCCGGCGATGCGCTTGCCAGTTTCAACGGGCTTCTGTTCCAGGAAGACGGTGCCCACCTTCATCCCCAGGACTTGTCGGTCGTAGGCGATCTGCTGGGTGAAGAGGTCCGTCTTGCCCGTACCAGTGCCGGCACCGAAGCCATAGACTTCGCCGTAGCGGCGTCCGTAGGTGAGCTGAGTGAGTTCTTCGAGGAACCACGGGAGGCCCATTTCGGTGGGCTTCTTCATTTCCTCGCGGAGGTCGATCACGTTGACCAGGCCATCCGGGCGGTAGGACTTGGCGTTCCAGATTGCGGAGATGATCTCCTGCTCCCGGCCCGCCACGAGTAAATCGTTGGGGTCCTTGAAGCCGGAAGGCATCGAGGCGATCTTGCATTTGCCGGGGGCGAACAGTTCCGCGCATTCTGCTGCAGCGTCCCTGCCCGGTTCATCGGCATCGAACATCAGGATGACTTCCTCGAACCCGTTGAGGTATTCGAGGGCTTTGCCGAGGGACTTCTTGGCCGATGGGGCGCCATTCGGGATGGACACCACGGGCCACTTATTGCCTTGGGCTTGGCTTACGGACATCGCATCGATCTCACCTTCGGTGATGACGATCTTCTTCCCGCCATTCCAGAGGTTCTGTCCGAAGAGGAGACCAGGGGCAGCTTTCGAGTCCCCGACGATCTTGAAGGTTTTGTCAGCGAAGCGGACCTTCTGCGCAACCATGGTGCCTGAGGCATCGTAGTATGGTGCGAGCTGGACTACCTTCCCTGCATACTCCCCGACCTGGTACCCGAACTTTCGTGCGGTCTCCTCGGTGATCTTGCGTTTCAACAGGGGCTTGTAGTCCCCGGATACGAGTCCTTCCATTCGAGCTTTCTTGGTCTGGGTTCCGGTGTGGGCTTCGCCATCACCGCGTTCATAGTGGCCGCACCCCTGGGAAAAGCAGTAGGCGTGGCCATCGGAATATCTTGCGAGGTTGTCGCGGGAGCCACATGAAGGACACGGCTCCTTACGGACGAGGGTGCTATCGTTGTCTTGCATGTCGCCCAAAGAAAAAGGGCCAGCCCGAAGGCCAGCCCGAAGAACTACTCTCAGGAGATAAAACTGAACCGGAAAGGAAGCGCGGCTCCCTTATCCGTATGTGCAACCGATGCTTCCTAATTAGGAACCTTTACGACGTTGAGCGGATCAACGTAGCGGAGTTCACCTGGGTCGCGGTACTGGGCAGTTGCATCTACAGCCAGGCGTTTCGCTGTGATCTTGCGGATGGTCACCTTAACCAGGTCCACGTAGCCGACTCGCGGCACCACCACGGTGTCCCCTACGGCCAACTCTTGGCCCAGGAAGTCTTTCACTTCTGTTCCACCAGGCGTGCCCGCAGGTCCAGGCGGAACATGCCGGCCCGCTTGGAGTCACGGCGGAGTTGCTTCATGGCCTCCCACTGTTCGGCGGTCGGGCGGAGGTAGCGGTTCTGATCTTTCATGCGGGTGGTCCTTTCAGTTGGAGATGTTTTCAGCCTTCAGCCAGTCAGCCACGGAGAAACTTGGGCAGGCTTTCGCCACCTTCGGAAAATCTCGGTGACCCTGGATGCGGGCCTTCGGGTACTTCAGTTTCAGTTCTGCCAGCAGGGCCTTCAGGGCACCATACTGGTCTTCCGTGAAGTTGGCCTCGGCCTTCGTCACGTCCTTCTCGGAGACACCGCCGACCATGCAGATGCCCACGGAGACTGAGTTCCAGTTCTCCACATGGGCACCGATCTGGTCTACAGGGCGGCCCTCCTCCACGCGGCCATCACGGCGGATGACGAAGTGGTAGCCGATGCACTTGAAGCCACGCTGGCGGTGCATACGGTCGATCTCGGCAGCGCCGATGTCTTGGGACGGTCGGGTAGCGGCACAATGCACCGCCAAGTAGTCCGTCCGGGCACGGTTTTTCGTGCCTGCGTTGAATGTCATTGGGATTTCTTGGGCTCGTGCAGCCAGGCATCGGGGATGTCCTTGTCTGCGAAGATGAAGCCATTCTTTGCGCACCAGTCGGCGTACGTGGTGGTGCTGCGCTTGTTGATCTTGGCCTTCGAGTTGGAGAAGACGAAGCGGATGTCCAGGTGGGGGTGCTGTGATTTCACGAGCAAGTGCTTCTGCCGATCTGCGGTCTCGAAGCGACCCTTGGACTCCACGATGATGCCGTTCTCCAGTACGAAGTCTGGGGTGTACGTGTGGGGCTTTGCGGGGGTGATGTACTGGATTTTCTGTTCCTCGTACGTGTACCCCACGCCTTTCAGCGTGAGGTTGCCGGCAATCTTCTCCTCCAGGCCGGACCGGAAGCCATACTTCAGGGCCACCTGCCGGCTGGAGAGAGGAGCCTTAGAATTCTTCAGGGCCGGCACTCTCGTCCTTGAACGGGGTATCGTCTTCGGCTGCCGAGTCGTCCGCCTCGAAGCCCTCTTCTTCACCGAAGCCGTAGGCACCGGCATCACGCTGACCGCCCGACACCAGGTCGATGATCTGGACTGCGTTCAGGCGCAGCTTCAGGCCGGCAGCGCCGGTACCTGGGATGAAGTACGGGGCCGCCTCGAACGAGACCTTGCCCTCGGTGCCGCCCCAGATGTCCGGAGCTTTCAGCATCGGCTTACCCTTGGCATCGAACAGGGCCGGCTTGCGGGTCCACTTTTCCTTCTTCTGGTTCTCGCCGGAAGCGGCCATCGTGAACTTGAAGATCACGTTGCCGGTTTCTTCTTCGGTGTCCTTGTCGTATTCCGGGGTGTACAGGTCGTTGACCTTCAGTTCCTTCAGCTTCTTGCGCTGCTCTACCTTCAGTTCCTTGAACTTGCTTTCACCTTCAGCCACAGCGGCATCGAAGTGCGGCTGCAGCTTTGCGATCATCGGCTCGGCATCGGCTTGGCTCAGAATGAGCTGGACCTTGTACTCACCGTTCGGCTTCGGGAACTGCTCGTTGCCGTAATCGGGCTTGGTCAGCGCCGGATACTTGAAGGTGCCCTTCGGGGTCGTTGCTTTGAAGTTCTGGGGTTTCTTGTTTGCCATATTGTCTGGTGTGTGTTTAGGGGCGGTACTTCGATTCGAGGGCTTGAACGTCGTGGCCCTGGTTCATCAGCTCTACCGCCAGGTCCAGCGGGATCGTGTGACCACGCTTGAACTGGTTGATGGCCCGCTTCAGTTCGGGGGAACGTTCTTCGTGTTGCTGCTGGTTGTCTCGGGTACTCATTGGGGTGTCCTTCAGGGTTCAGCCGGGGAAGGTCGGCTCGGTTATCCGTATGTGCAACCGACGCTTCCCCGAACGTGATGATTGCAGATTCGGAAGCGTTAAAGCTGCTGATCCCACATGTAGATTGCCGTGTCTCCTCTCCGGTGGGGGAGCACGTAAGTATGGTGGCGCACTGCGATCTCCATGTAGGGAATGCGCTCCTCGAATCGCGGCTGCACCTGCGGGAACTCCGGGACCTGCAGGTAAGGCGGTGCGTCCCTCAAGACTCGTTTGGTTAAATCCTCAGGGCCGCCGATGAAGTATGCGTACATATCAATTGTTCCTATTGTGGAAGGGTTAGGCAAAGCAAAAGCGGCTGTCGGCCACCGCTGCGAGTTCCAAGGTGCCGGACTCAGGGAGCGCCTTCAGTTTCTTCTTCTGTTTCTCACTGAGCTGGACCAGCAGCTCGTCCCTGAAGCTCCCCAAGACGTCCACCTCGGTGTACATCTCGATGAAGCTCTCGCGGACCACGCGGTACAGCGTTTCGGTTTCCCCTGCAGTGGTCCCGAACGAATCGTGGATCATCGCAAAGGAGTGAATGCCGGCCTGCTTCGCGCGGTGGACGGTGAGCATCAGGTGGGATGCGTCACACGAGTGGACGAAGTTGGGGCTGATCCCTTGGGATTGCTTCCGGCTGTCCAAGCCTTCCTTCTCCTGGTTCATCAGCAGGAAGAGGATGGAGCCGTTGATAGCGGTCTTCACCCTCCTCGGCTCCAGGGCCGGGTAGGCTTGCATGACAGGGAAACCAACAGGGGTCGTCCAGCGCACCGGGAGTCCCTCCTTCGCGGCTAGGCTCGCGGCATCTTGCAGCCACGCCATCGCCTCGCCAGCTTTCACGAGGACCTGGTTCACCGCGCCCCAGATGAGGTGGGCCATGTAGACCGCAGCGGAGAACCCATCGCCACTGAAGGGGAACCGGGAGGCATCCACGGAACCATCGGGCAGCGTAGCGGAGCGCTTCGCCGGCCACAGGATGTCTTCCATGAGCTGTTCCTTGAACCCGTACTCCTTCGAGCCGTAGGCCAGGGTCATGACGGACCGCTTGGTAGTCTTGCGGGTGATCCCGAAGGCCAACCACTGGGACGCCAGGGCCTTGGTGCCGGCCACGACGTAAGCGCGACCCTCGTCGCTGTGCTTGAGGGTGTCCTCGGTGCCCTTGGTGGAGTCTTCCTTGACCCACACGGATACCAGGTCAGCTACTTGGCGGTAGACATCGGCCGGCAAGTCCTGCGGGACCAGGTTTACAGCTGCTCCCCCTTTTTCATCTCGGAGCATGGCACTGAAGTGTTGGATGCCAGAGCAACTACCGTCCATAGCCACGGGTATCTTGGAGACGAATGACTCTCCCACAGCGACGTACCCGGACCACTCAAGCGCAAACGCGAGGAACTGCCAAGGTTTGTCGATCTCCACGCCGTCAATTGAGGACGCCCATCCACGGTTCTCGAAAGGATCGTGGGCAATTCGTAAGATTTCTTCTTCATTTTTCAGTATCCAGTGAACACGATCTTCAAGGCTGGCTTTATCAAAGCCCGCCACGTTTGCTCCATGTACGGCCAACCACTTCCAGCCCTCCTCGCCCAGCGGTTTCCCGTTAGCGAACCGGAGGAGCCCCTTCTGGTAGTCGGGACCCTGCGGGTTGATGTGCGGGACAGCGTAGATGCGGCCACGGAAGTCGAGCTGGTACGGGAAGAAAATCTTCCGGTACTGCTCATAGCGGCCGGCGATGTCCACGGTCATTCCCAGGCTGATCCTGCTGCCCATCAGGGAGAGGTTCTCCTGGTGGACCTTGAAGGCCGCCTTCCGGTACTCCGCGAGGGCATCCGGGTTCGTGTCGATGTCGTGAGGCTTCACGGGCAGCTCCATGCCTTCCCGTGGGGGCATCCCCGCGATGATCGTGCCGTTGTCCCAGAAGGTCTTCATGACCTCCAAGATTTTGCTGTTGATCTGCCAGGCCGTCCGCTGGATGGCGTTCAGGGCATCGTAGACGATGGGCATATCGGTGGAGACCAGCTCCTCCAGGTAGGCCCGGTTCTTCGTCTTCACCATCACGAGGGGCTTGATGTCGGAGGACAGGTAGCCGCCATCGTAGGGCGTGGTCCAGTCGCGGGGCTGCACTACCATCGGCTCGTACACCGGACGCAGGAGGGAGGTCGCATCGTTCTTCTTCGTGATCCACTCCAAGGTGCTGGGCAGTGGCTTCACGTACTTCAGGGCCTTGTCAGTGCCCTCGCCGTTCGTGCCGATCTCGATCAGGCCGATGGATGCCTGCAGGATGTCCAGCAGCTTGACGCCCACATGGAGGCGATCCGTGCGGGACCAGCCTTCCCACTCATCGTGGTTGTCGGCCAGGCGGGTGGCGTAGATGTGCTTGTAGCGTGCCGAGGTGCGTTGCTTCGCGCCCTTGACGATCTTGTCGTAGAGCTTGCGCTCCTCTTCGCGGATGTTGGCGAACCGGACCTCATCCTCGATTGCAGTGCCGATGGCCACGGCCACGAACTGGACCGTGCGTGGCGTAGACAGCCCACTGAGCACATGCTTCAGTGCGAGGAATGCCAAGACCTTCGCGTCCGTATTACCGATCAGCTTGTAGGCCGACGAATTGCGCAGACCACTCGCGCCCTCCTTCGCTGCGACCTGCCAAGCCGTGATGGCATCGGCCAGCTTGGTGATGCGACCTGCCAGGATGGTCCGACCATAAGCGGTCTGGTCTTCACGGTTACCTTCAGTTGCCCTGGAGGTGTTCCTCAGGAACCTGTCAGCACCGCGTTGAGTCATCTCTTCCTCCAGGCGCAGTTGCACTTGGATCAGGTCTTCAGGCTCTTTGATGTCTTGGGTGGTCATGTTCGTTCGCTTATAGAGAATCGTTAGATGTAATCTCTAAGATGTTTATTTATTAGAGATGTTTATTGAAGATGTAACCTTCAGGGTCACCTTCAGTTATCCTTATGTGCAACCTATCAAGGAACAGTTGAACATTAGGAAACGTAAGGGCAAAACAAAAGAGGAACCTCTCGGCCCTCTTGCGGGTACTGCGTGTGCTATGTGCTACCTACCGAACAAACCCTTCTTGGCAGGACCATCCACCCTCTGCTCGATGGCCTCCAACTTCTGGAGCACGGTGTCGAGCCGAAGCTGAATGGTGGTCAACGTCCGTTCGTTTTCGATGGCCTGCGCCGTGAGATTCGATATCTCCGCTGCCATTTCGTTGATGAGCTGTTCGTCAGGTGCCATCGCAAACTTTAAGTACTATGGGAATGCCGAAAGAATACCATACAGCTCCGCCATGAACTTGCTCCGAGCTTCGATGACCTTCTCTGCAGCTTCCTTGGGAAGACCTTCAAAAATGTCCCGGTTGGCATCGGAAACGTCAACCGTGCCGTCCCCTCTCGTTCCAAAGATGATCCAGTGACCACCCGTGGCCTCATCCACATATTTTTCACGCATGGGTATCTTCATGTGTCCTCCAGTTATTTGTTAATGTAGGTGGAATGTATGCCTGCTCCAGGGCCTCCTTGCCCATCAACAGGCTGTTCGGCGCCAGGTGGGCATACCGAAGCGTGGTCTCGATTTTCTTGTGTCCCATCCACTTCTGGACCATCGCCAGCGGCACCCCACGCTGTACCAGCCGGCTCGCGCAGGTGTGGCGGAGCATGTGGACAACGAACTGGGGATCATCGGTGAGCTTCAGGTGTTCCCTGAGGGCTTCCCATTGCGCCCTCAGCGCGTAAACGGAAAGCGGGCTGAAGGTGAACGGGAGGTGTGCCCTGCGGGTGAGCACTTCGGTGACTCGCCTGGTAGCCGGTACTGCCCTCGCCTCGTCCGTCTTGGTCTGCCCTGCGTGCAGGTGCAGGAGACCATTCGAGAAGTCTGCCGGCCGGAAGCCCAGCATCTCACCACGGCGGAAGCCGGTATCGATCGCCACCATGATGAAGTCGCGGAGGTCGGCCAGGCCCAGGTGCTCGCAGGCTGCCAGGACTCGAACCTCTTCCGCCTCGTCCAGCCACCGGAGGCGATGCTTGGCCTCCTTGCGGAATGGCGGATTAGGGAAGTCCTCGATCCAGCCCTGCTCCTGCGCGGTCTTGAACATCATCCGCAGGCAGGAGCCCTTCTTGTTTACAGTGGAGCCGGCATTGCCCTGGTCCTCAAACTCGAAGACCATCTCGTTGACCATCTCCATCGTGATGCTGGTCAGCGGGGTGTCCCTCCCGAGGAATTCCAAGACAGCGTTTGAGTTGATCTTATGAGTCACCTCGGCTGCCGTACCGCGCCAATGCAGGCGCATCGTGAGGTCGTAAGCCTCGCCCAAAGTTTTCCCCTCGTGGGGCTTCTTGCTGACCTGGAGGGGCACTTTGGTGGCACCTTCGGTCTTCCTGCGTTTGATCTCGTCCAGCTCTGCCTGCTGCGCTTCCAGCTCGTCCTGGAACATCTTCCGGTAGCGGTTTTCTCCGGAACCCACGGTCACCTGGAAACTTCCACCTCGCGGTTTGATCGGCATTTCATAGTCCTTGTAGTTTGGCGATTACTTCGCGGCCTTTCGCGGTCAGTGAGATCGTCTTCCTGCGGCGTTCCATCGGGTCCTCAACGGAGACCACGAGGCCCAGGCCCTTCTTCTCACCCGTACCAGGTTTGCCAAAGAGGGCGACATAGCGGGAAACTGAAGCCATCCCCATGTCTACCTTCTCGGCAACCTCTTTCACCGAAATGCCATCGTTTTGTGCAATGACGAGGAAACTCATCGCCATCGGCATGTTCATATCTGGGTCAAGCTTCCTGAACGTTTCCAGGACCGCCATCAGGCTGTCTAGGCTTCGAACTCCTTGTTGCATTTACTGCCTCCTTGTCGATTCCACGTGATGTGGACTGTTCCGAACCAGAGATGGTTCTCGTCCGGCGAATTGTACCAGTCAAGGAATTGTTTGGAAAGGGGAACGATCTCGACGTAGCATTCCCAGCCGGCGAACTTGATGAACAT